AAACCGTAAAAGGGGGCAGAAAATGGCTAAGGACGAAATCTCGGCTGCCGAGACAGAAGAGGTAGCCACAGAGTCGGAAACGTCCACCGACCAAAAAGATGTAGGCACTACGGAAGAGCAGGGCAAGACCTCAGAAGCAAAAAGCGACAAGGACTACGTTCCTTATGATAGATTCAAGGAGGTAATCGACCAGAAGAATGAGTTCAAGGAGAAGTTGGATCAGCTCGAATCAGTAGCAGACCAGCGAGCCCAAGAGCTTAGTCAAATGGTTGATTTGCTGCAAGCAAGGGAAACGGACACCCAGCTTGTAAATGCTATCAGGGCATTGGCCGCTGATGGTAATCCTCAGCATCGAGAGCTTGTGGAGAGCCTAGATAAGGTTTTGCAAGGACTTGATGATGCTGTGGAAACTGGGGAGAAGACTCCTGAGCAAGCAGATAAGGAAACGAAGGCCGCTATTGCTGAGACAAAGGAAGCAATGGAAGACATTGCTGCCGATCAGCAGGCTGAGCTTCTGCTTATGAAAGCAGATCTTTTGGCTGAGAAGTACTTTGATGCCCTGCCCCCAGAATACAGCGATCAGGACAAGGAGGTAATTTCAACCCTTCTGACTGACAAGGTAAACTGGGAGGCTATCGAAGAAGACCCAAACGTACTGTCGGAAGAGATTCCGAAGGCGTTTGAGCAGGTTCTTCAATTTTTCGGTGAGCCGCGTGGGAAAGCCGCTGAAGTAGCAACGGAAGGTGAAACGAAGCAACCCGCTAAGGAGGCAGCTCCCGAGCCGGAAGTTCCAGAGCACCTCAAAGTTGAATGGGGAGAGCTAAAGGAAGTCAAGACTCCAAAGGGTTCGTTGCTGAAACCTACCCATTCGGATGACGATTTCAGTGATGCTCTAGCAAAGGAACTTAGGCGAATGAGAGAGGGAGGCTAATACTCCTTAGCATAATAGGAGTAAAAGTAAATGGCTACCACATTTACGACACTCGGGGACATGCTTCTTCGCCGATACGTGGTGGACTTCATCGCACAGGCCCAGCAGCTCTCTGCACCCATCTATTCCCGTCTGCGCGAAAATACGAGGTTCATCCCGTCCGGTGATGGCGCATATTTCCCTATCCGACTAGATGGGAACGAGTCAGGTGGTGGATGGCGTGGAACCGATGACAATCGGCTCCCTCCAGCCGGTAACGAGCGCATCAAGCAGCACAGGGTTCGCCCCAAGAAATACTACCACACGGTAGAGTTCTCTGGGCTGGCCGAAGCTGTTTCCCGCAGGGGCGGGGAGGATGCATTCGCGGCTGGTGTTACTGATGCCATCTCTGCGGCTGTAAAGCGCGCAGGTGCTCGGTTTGAGGAAACTTTCCTCCGCTCCGATGGAACTGGCCGAATGACTAACGTTAATGGTACGCAGGCCGCTGCGACTACTCTTAACGTTGACGACGCTCGACCATTCCGCACGGGTCAGGTGGTTGTATTCCTCAACAACACCACTGGACTTCGCCAGGCGGGTCCAGTCACGGTCAATAGCCGAAGCGTCTCCGGTGCCACCATTACGGTGTCCTCGGCAGTTTCGGTTACGGACAATGACGGGATCTACATCAATGGTGAGCAGAGTGAAGTAGCTGCACCGGCTGAGGTTACAGCTCTTGGGCTGCCCGGTATTGTTAACAACACCGGGACCATCTACAACCTCAGCAGAACTACCTACCCGATCCTTCAGTCGAAGGTCATCGCGGCTGGTAGTGCGGCCCTAGACGAGTCCCTGCTCCGAAGGCTGCGCAAGCAGCTATTGGTTGAGACTGACGTTGGGTCGATGGAAGGCTTTGCCTTCATCACCAACTGGGATCAGTTCGACCGATATACCGAGATTTCGCTGCCTTTCCGTCGGTTCCACGACATGAGGCTAGAACTCGGTGCGGACCAGGCACTTACCACGTTTGAGGGGCGACCATGGTTCATTTCATGGGCAGCTCTCCCAGACGAGGTATTCATGGTTCGTCTAGACGCCATTGAGCGCGGTGTGGTTCGCCCGCTCTCGATTGACGAGCGTGTCAACATGGCCTGGGTGCCTGGTCAGGATGCTTTCTCGGTCCTGATGAAGTACTACGGCGAGAATGTGGCCCGAATCGTCAACCAGACGGCGAAGATTACTGGCCTCAGCGTACCTACCTACTAATCCTAGGTAGGCCATAAATTGCCCCAGGGGAGCAATCCCCTGGGGTTATATGGCACCCTTAGAAGAGGTTGCCATATTGAACTCAAGGGCTTGCAGAAAGCCCTTAATGTGTAGGTTAGGATTAGCTGCGTCCCTAAGAAGGGAACCAGAGATCCTAGACATTTTGAAGGAAGATCAAAATGGCTAAGAGTGTAGCAGTCCGCTTCAAGGACCGACATGCCCATGGGGGTCATGACTCCTCGGGCAATGCCAAGCAGGGAAAGCAGGATGTTCGCGGTGTTATCACCGTTACGTCTTATTCCCGAGGCGGCGAGTCGCTTACGCCCATTGATCTTGGCCTCGCAACAATCGACCACCTGGATCTCCGGGTAGTTGAGCCTGTTCGGAGTGCCAATCCAGTGCAAGGCCGCAGGGATGTAGTCTATTCTGATGCGGCTGAGCAGTTCTATCTGCTTGCTGCCACGGCGGCTGGTGGGTGGGATGAGGCGGCAAGCGCAGTGGCGGTTTCTCTGTCATTCTCCGCTTGTGGCGATGCAGCCGACGACGTAGAGCTTACCTAAGTAAGATTCTGCGTTTTCACAACTTGTAACCTGAAGGGAGGCTTCGGCCTCCCTTCTTACTAATTAGGTTATAATTAGAGGCAAAGGAGCAAACTAATGGCTGATGTAGACCACAGGTATACGGCAGTTCTAGGGCCTATCAAGATGGAGGTCATCGACCTTTCAGATGTAGACGATGCTGATACGGTAGCGTCTATTCTGGCCCGTCCAACTCATGCAGTAGCGATTAGCATGGTAGACGATAATAACACCATCGGGGTTGTCCAGGTAGGAGTCTCTGGAAAGACTCTAACTTTGAATAACTCTAATCTGTCTGCCAGCGATCTTCTTGTTCTAGTCTTTGGATTCTAAGCACTAGGATTTAAGGGTAAGGGGTGGGGTTGTGCTTAGGAGGCTAGTTTGAGGCCGACAAGAAAATTGCGTCCGGGGTTGGATCTTCCCCATTGGTTTATAGACGATTTAAAGTCTATTGACAAGAACTTCGTATTTGTCTTTCATAGATGGCAGCTTCTATGGGACGATGTGATGAACCAATATACAGGATCTCTAGAAGATCCTAGGTTTGCCATCGAGGAGTTCGGCGGGGAAGAGTGTTGGGGCTGGGTCCTGCGGGATGAGGATGGAGATCCCAAGCCAGATGGGACTTGGCATATCTGGAGATTGGCTCCTGACTATGGCTACTCGCATGTAATCAATATAGCTTCAACCGAGCCAGAACATCTACTTAAGGTTCGGGCAGCCATTTGGGAGCAGGCCATCATGCGAAATATGGGACATAGACGTTATATGGAATGGAAGAAGGAACAGGCCGAAGAGGAAGAGCGGAAGCGTGTAGAACTGGTCACTGACAAGTTCGAGTTCCTAGAGAAGGAAAACAGGAAGCTGACCAAAGAAGCCATGGAAAACTTCGAGTTCGGCAGGACCGCTCCAACCAGACCCACGAAAGACATTATCACAAGCTACCCAGGACAGAAGAATCGAAGTAGAATTATTCGACCACTAGATGATGAAGATGTTGGCCTCGTAACGTGGGAGGATTTGGACTAATGGCTGACACTTTAGACGGATATATCCGAAGGACTAGGCGGTATCTTAGGGAAACAGATGCAACCAAATCCCATTGGAGTGATGATCTACTAACGGATCTTTTCAATGCTCAATATCTAAGACGCTGTGCTCAGCTTCAGATGGCATTTGAGGGTTACTTTGTAAACGTGGCTACCAGAGATCTTGTAGCTAATCAAGCTAGATACTCTTTCCCTCAGACGTTCCAGCGTGAAACGAAGTTGGAGATGGTTCGTAGTGATGGGAGCACCGTTCCTATTGAGCGCCGCGAACGTCATGAAGGGGTGAATGATGCTGCCAGTGGGGTAGCTGATAATTATCTACCTACATGGCGTCCTATGGGGAATGGTTTCGTTCTTGAGCCAGCTCCAGCGGAAGACATAGATGGTGGGATTCGGATTGAATTTGAATATCTTCCAGCAAAACTAACCCAATCGGGTGATTCAATTCATCCATCATTCCCTGATGAGCTAGAGGAAATGCTTATTCTTGATACGGCCATTGCAGCCCTGGACGTTGAAGGGATGCAAGAGTCGGGTCGGATGACTTCTCTTCTCAGACTCAGACAAGAGTGGGATGGGGATTGGGAACGCTTCATTGAGAGGCGCACAATTAACAGACCTCAGGTAACGCCATTCATCGCGCACTACAATGATGCATAACGGGGAAGCAAAATGTCTGTACGACCTAGGCTCCCTTACGTAGACTTAACGAAATGGGGAGGACTAAATACTAAGACTTCTGAAGACGTTATCCCCAACGTACAACTAACAGAAGCTCTCAATACCGACTTTTTCAAAAAGTATGGGGCTATTAGTAAGCCTCCTGGTATGAGCAGGATTTTGCTAGAGGTCTATAAGGAGAATGGAACTACCAAATCTATTCCCTGGATAGGGTTCTACAAAGCCGCAGCACTAAATGGCTCTATACTTAAACATACTCTAATCGCTGCTGGCACGAAGCTCCATCGAATTGAATCCGATGGGACTCTCACAGCCTTAACGGGCTCCCCCACACATCCAATGCCCAACGCTAGAACTGAAGATCTAGTCCACACGAGCGGGATCTTTGGACAATTTCTCCTTATCCAAAATCAGGACGTAGATCTAGTAGGAGTAGGGGACACTCCAGTAAAGTATGATGGTGAAGAGATTCACAGATGGGGCATCATAGCTCCTGGTAGGCGCGAAACAGACCGAGAATCGTTTGATGATGCGTCTTCCTTCACAGCGGTCAATGGTACTGTAGATGACGAGTTGGTAACTACCCAGGATGGAGCAGCGGTAAAGGTAGACAAGACCGCCACTGGTTTTGACAACGTATACATTCAAAAAACTTTAGCTTCTACTTTTGATGCTTCTGCTTCTGGTGAAGGCAAAGTCTATATCTGGGTCTTCGTTCCCCGTGGACAAATAACTAACCTAGCTTCTGCTGGGAGATCCATCTCTATTTGGTTGGGATCTGATAATGATCTAAATGACAATTACTATAGATATGACTTCACCCAAGGTGACATAGGGGAAGGTTGGCTTCTATTAATTATGGATACAGACTCAGCACCAGAAGACGAGGATGGCACCTCTTCAGGAACTTTTGACCGGACAGCAATAAAGACCATTAGATTTGAAGCTATTACACCAGCGCCCGCTACGCTAGTAACCGGCCTCATTTGGGACCGACTCTACACGACCGACGAAGGCAGGCTAGATGTTGAATCTCTGGCAACTGGAGATTTGACTGGAGACTACAGCTACAAGGTTACTTTCGTAAGTAAGTATGGGCATGAATCAAATGCTGGCCCAGCCAGCGAAACAGTTACAGCAGCCGACAACACCTTCTATCTTAGAAATATTCCAATATCTAATGATCCACAAGTTATCTCTAGGAGCATCTATCGGACTGTATCAGGAGGGAATCTCTGGCTGTACAATAGAACAATTTACGATAACACTACAACTAAGATTGCCGATAATTTGGCTGACACCTCTCTAGGAAATGTCACTCCTCCTGAAGCCGGGTCTATCAATGTCGATCATAGTCCTCCACCCAAGGCAGGAATAGTCAAACCTTGGAAGAGAACTGTATTCCTTGCTGGGGACCCAGCCAATCAGGATACTCTATACTTTAGTGAAGATAACAAACCAGAGGCATTTCCTCTGTTAAATCCAGTACAATTGGATAGTCGAATTACAGGCATCTACGAAAGCTACTCCGGGCTAGTTGTAGAAACGACTAATGGAAAGTGGCAAGTAATCGGAGACAATCCAGACTTTAAGGTAGATAAGATCATAGACAATATTGGATGTTTGGGACGCAGAGCAACCGGCCAAGCACGGCTGGTGGGCTGGGCTGTTGATGAGGATGGGCTATATGGTTACGACCTTCAGGAGCCTGTTAAGCTGTCTGAGTTCATACGAGATAAGTACGAAGCTCTTTATAGGCCATCTCTGCCTCTTGTCTGGACAATGCACTCTAAGGCTAGAAATTCCATTCTGCAATTTGCCAAAGACTCAACCGGCAGATATAGTGACATCTTCATCTATCAGTATCTACAGGATGTTGAAGTAAGAAGCGATATTTATAAAGGTTGGTGGTGGATTCTTGATCTTCCCGAGTCTCTTAACTTCTTGGATGGAGTTGAGATTGAAGATGACAATGGGGATTTCCGAATCTATGTTGGGGCTGAAGATGGAATGGTGTACGAGCTTTTTGATAAAGACACTACAAACTGGGTTGACGCTGTTGGGAGCACCAGCCCTATCCACACCACGTTCACCAGCAAATTTATACGACCAGGAGATTTGGTTGACCCAGTGGCAATTGATATGCACGCGGGAGTCAGCGGTAGAATTGATCCAAGATGGATTGAGATAAGAAGAACAGGTAGCACGGCTTCCAACTGGACTTTGACCATCGAAACCGCTAATGGACCCGACGGCCCAATTAGGGACACAAGAACAATAACATTTGACTTCGCAGCAGATACAACCA